GCACGAAATTTTGCAGGTCGTCAATTTTTATCTGCTTTTTTTCTCACTTTTTTTTGATGGCCTGGCCGCAGTAGGTTGGCACGCGTTATGCTCCCAGCATTTGCCATGCCAACCCCCCCGTTTTTTTAAAAAAAAAGTTCTTGACTTTTGTGAGATATAGGCGGGGGGAGGTTATTCTCAATCTCTCAAACCCCAAATTCTTAAACATTATATTTCTTAACATAAATAACCATCATATCATATCTATCTATTATATCTCCTATTTATTATCTCAACAACAACACAATCCATACCCCCTCCCCCCCCCCTTTTTCCTATAAAAAAAACATAAAAACGCTATATTTCTATAAACAAAAAACAAAAAAAATACGAACCCATGTTTTCTATAAACAAAAAATAAAAAAACCCATGTTTTCTACGTATGATATAATATAATAAATGTCTATCAAGATCTGTCGCAAATGTAAAAAAGAAAAAGACATAATTGAATTCCCTTTTTTCTCTACGAACGATGCTGGCCGCAAAAACACATGCAGATCGTGTAATAATGAACTCAGTAATTTGCGCCGAAACCTACGCGCCCAGAACCGCCCACCTATTGCTGGGCCATGCCCCATCTGCAAAAATCACACAACAACTTGGATATTAGATCATTGTCATTTTGACGATACATTTCGCGGATATATATGCAACAGTTGTAATTTAGGCATTGGGCGATTCAATGATGATATATCTATTCTCTATAACGCCATAGAATACCTGAACACGCAAAATAATATACAATACCATATATGAGAATATTGATTACTGGTGGCAGCGGCTTTATTGGCACCCATTTAATAAAAAAACTATCTAATGACGGACATGACATTTATAATTTGGACAAAATTAGCAGCCCCGCACTCCCGCCCGACAAACAAAAGATAATAGATATCTTAGATATCGACGTTAACGATATCTTTTTCGATAATATAGACACTATTATACATTTAGCTGGTATGGTGAGTGTACCGAAATCATTTGAAGATCCAATAAATAGCTTTGGTAATAATACGTTCTGTACTATAAAATTATTATCAGCCGCCCACCTTCATAAGATTAAGAAATTCGTCTTCGCTTCTAGCGCAGCGATATATGGCAGTAAAGAAGGTACGGTAAGTGAAACTGATGCCGCCGAACCTAACAGTCCATACGGATTAGATAAGTTAGCCTCCGAAAAATACATACAAATGTATTGCCAACAATGGGGTATCGATTATTTAATATTTCGCTTCTTCAATGTGTATGGTGAAGGACAGAATCCGCAATACGCTGGAGTCATAACGGCATTTAATGTCGCCGCTCAGAAAAAAGAGCCGCTGATCGTTTATGGAGATGGTGAACAGACTAGGGATTTCGTCAGTGTTAACGATGTGTGCAGTTATATTTCTAAACTAATTATTACTATGGTTAAGAATGAGATATTTAACATTGGAACCGGCAAATCTGTTTCTATAAACTCACTTGCAAAACAATTCGGTAGCCATATAATATACAACGAAGCGAAGAAAGAAGTCCGCCACTCATGCGCGAATATCAATAAATTAAAAAATGTCATCTAAAAAAATATTAGTTAAGATATATGCATCTGGAATGGGAGATGCTTTATTATCAACGCCAGCTTTAAAAAAATTGTCTTCTTTTTATCATGATAAATCTTTATCTGTTAAAACTCTACATCCCGATCTGTTTAGAAATAACCCTTATATTGAGGAGGTAATAAGTTTAGATAAAGATTTTGATGAAACTGATTATGAGGTTTTTAAAATATATAAAAATCATGAAAGAAAACATCACGCTTGTTATTGTGCCAGAAGTTGCGCTTATGATTTAGGTTTTGATTTAACAAGCGATGAACTTAGTCTTGATTTTTATCCAGATTCACAATCAATATACGAAATTAATAAATTAAATAATTATATTTGCTTACACACCACATCTAATTGGAAAAATAGAACATGGAGCGAAGAAAATTGGAAAAAACTAATATCATTACTACAAAATACTGATTTAAATATCGTATTAATTGGAAAAGATTATGAAGAGGTTTATTTTGATGGTTCTGTTTGCAAAAAAAGATGTTTCGAAATAAATGGTAGAAATATAATTAATTTTACCAATGATGGTAGTTCTATACATGATTTATGGCATTTAATAAATAATTCTAAAGGCATAGTAACTATAGATTCAGGTCCATTACATTTAGCCGGAACGACGGATACATGGATTTTCCAGATAGGATCAGCAAGGCATCCTGAATTTGTAGCTCCATATAGAAATGATAGTCAAAATTACAAACATGAATATATTGGTGGAGAATGCAAAGCTTTTTGCGCCAGTAATTTAAAATATACAGTCAAAGAATGGAAAACAATTAGAGCCGCGCACTTCCTAGCGGAATGCCAAGAAAATTATTCTGAAATGAAATGTCATCCTACTGCCGAATCAGTATTTAATAAAATAATTGAAAAGTTAAATTTAATATAAATATTTTAAAATGAATTTATTAGTAATTACGCCTCATTTGTCTACTGGTGGTTGCCCTCAGTATTTATTAGAATATCTAAAGTATAATGGATTTCAATACACAAATATAAAAGTCATAGAATTCAGCAACTTTTCGAACGAATATGTTGTTCAAAAAAATAAGATCAAATCTTTAATTGGTTCTAAAAATGTTATTTGTTTAGGCGATTTTTGGGTTAGCGACGAACAATTTAAAAATGATAAGCTTAAGTTATTAGATATTATATCGTCTTATAAGCCTGATGTTATTTGGTTTAATGAGTTTCCTGAATGTTTCGAATATAAATCGCCACCGAAAGAATTGATGGTTCAGATATACGATAAAAATAGATCTTATAAAATAATTGAAACAACTCATAATAACAGTTTTGATTTTAACTGCAAAATTTATTTGCCAGATGAGTTTATGTTTTGTTCTGAGTTGCATATTGAAAAATCAAAGGATTTAAATATTAAAAATATAATCTGGGAAATACCAATTGGTAATAACATTAGACCAGATAGACAAATTGTTTTAGAGTCTCTAGGTCTAGATTCAAGTTATTTACACATTTTAAATGTTGGAATTATAAATCAGAACAAAAATCAAAAATATATATTTGAATTAGCTGAAAAATTAAAATTTTATAAAATAAAATTTCATTTTATTGGTAACACTTGTTTTTTAAATGATTGTGGTATTCCTGTCGATCACTTAAAACAAGATAATTGTATTATGTGGGGTGAACGCTCTGATGTGGATGTTTTTATGTCTTGCATGGATTTATTTTTATTTCCATCTCATAAAGAATTAAATCCTTTGAGTGTGAAAGAAGCTTTGTCGTGGAATATGGATGTTGTTTGTAAAAAATGCGACAATTATACTTATAAATACGTTGATAAATCAAATTTTCATTTATTAGAGAATATAAAAATTAAAGATTATTTAATCAACAAGTTAAAAAACACCACTTCAGCAAAGCAAAATAAAAATAAAAATAAATATAAGAAATTCGCTTTGTATACATCTTTTTATAATTGTTCTGATTATGTTGATGGTATTTTTGATCAAATTTTAAATTTAAAATATAATAATTTTACATGGTTTATAACTGATGATTTTAGCGCAGACGACACTAAAGAAAAGATTTTAAACAAATTAAAAAATATAAATAGTTTTAAAAGTATAAAATATGTAGACCAAGATTTTAAAAAACAGATGTATTGGAACCCTAATCATTTTATCGACAATAGTCATGATTATATAGTAACTGTTGACGCGGATGATTGTTTTGATTTGAATTTTTTAAATATTTATAATAAATATTTAATAGCAGACGAATCCATTCATTTATTAAGTTGTGATTTTCAAAAAATAAATGAATCTAATAAAAATTTTCATTCCTTTGGTTTAATCAAAAACGATATACCATTAAAACAAAAAATTCAAAAATTTCATCCACAGGTCGATTATTTAAATAATTTAAATTATTACTGCTTTGGAGTATTGCGTTGTTTTAAAAATTCAGAAAAAATCAAATTTAATATAAGAGATTATAACGCTTGTGGTGAAGATTCTTATCGTAGTATGTTTATGAATTCTTTTGGAAAATGGTTGCATATACCAAGAAATTTATACACATGGAATTTTAGGGAAAATTCAGAATCTCATTCCGTTAAAAATGATAATTTTAATAATAATTTTGATATTGCATATGAAGCTATAATAAATTCTGAATCTATTGTAGATAATCGTTTTGACATTTTTTATAAAGAGACTTCCGCTTTAAATTATTTAAATATAAATTTTGAAAAATCTATCTCTTTATTTTCTAAAACCCGCAACACAGATAAATTAAAAGATTTATATTTTGATTTGAATATGGATTTTAACGATTTTTCTATACATGATTTTTATGTTATTGTTTTAAATGATTTCAACAGATATGAAATAAAAACAATTTTAGCTAAAATAAAAAATAAAGAAGCTTCTATTTTATTTTATAATTTAGTGGATGGTAATTATCCTTCTAATTCAGAAATGGATATTGCTATTGAAAACAAAAAAAATGACAATATGAATTTCTTAAATTCTATTATAGATGTTAAATCTTGGTTTACATATATAAGGCATTTTTATTTGACATGTAGTCTAAAGTCTAATTTCTCTTTAGATTTACCAGTTAATGATTTTATAAGAGTATTTAATTTTGATTCTGAAAATTGTAAAGTAGATTATGCCCTTAGCAATGGTTCACCTGGAGAATATTTTATAAAAATATTAGATGAAAAAACCAATATGCTTTTGTATTGTGAAAAAGTAAAATTAAATAGTGGTATAAGTTATTGGACTTCTTTTTCTTTTTTCAAAAAAATAATTTACAATTCAGTTTTAATTGTTTTTGAATACGAAAAAACAAAAGTTTTTGAACAGAGTTTTTTAGTAAATGATGAAATAACTTCGATAACTAAATTATTTGAAAAAGATTATTTCAAAAATCCAGTTGAAGCTTATTCTTATGTAGAAGTCTTTTGTCAAAATCAATATTCTAAAAATGGAATTAGTGTCGAGGCTAATGATATAGTCGTGGATATAGGATCGAACGTTGGTGCATTTATAAAATTAGCTTTAATAAATAATTGTCAAAAAATATTTAGTTGTGAGCCTAACATAAATTGCGTATCAATTATAAATGAAAATTATGGTAAAAATAAAAATTTGATAATAAATAATTGCGCTATTTATGATAAAAATGGTGATAGTTATTTAGATATTGATCCACAAAATAACACTTCTGGCAGCGCAAAGTTAATAGACTCTGGCGCGTGTTCCTATACATATAAAAATAATATACAAATAAAGACCAAAACTTTCAAAAATTTCTTATCTGAAAATTCTATTTATAAAATTGATTTTTTAAAAGTTGATTGTGAAGGTGGAGAAGATTTCATCTTTATTGATGAAAACAAACAATTTATAAAAGAAAATATCAATAAGATTGTTTTAGAAACTCATAGCGATTCAAAATTTAAAATCATAGAAATGTTAAAAGATTCTGATTTTGAGGTGATTGAAGAGAAAATTAATTCTTCAGTTTCTATGCTATATGCAAAAAAAATATCTAAAAACTGTTTAATCAATGTGGTGAATGAATCTGGTAGCCTAGGAGATGCAATCGCTTGGATACCTATAGTTAATGAATTTGCAAAACAAAATAAACAAAAAATTAATTTATTCACACCGTACAAAAATTTATTTGAAGGTCAGTATGAATTAATAAATTTTTATGATTACAAGGATAAGCCGAATTCAAGTTCAGAACAAATTTATTATTTAGGATGTTTTGACGACATGAATTGGAAAAAATATTCTTTGCAAGAAATAGCTTGTAAAATATTAGGTATAAATTATGTACCTATAAAACCTTTAATAAATTTACCTAAATCTAATAAAAATATTAATTTTAAAAAATACGTTTGCATCGCTACGCAATCAACGAGTCAATGTAAATATTGGAACAATAAAGACGGATGGAATAAAACGGTAGATTATTTAAAATTAATAGGATACGATGTCATTTGTATTGATAGGTATTCAATTTATGGATCGCAGGATAAAGTTAATATTATTCCAAAAAATTGTATAAATGATACTGGTGATAAACCATTATCAGATAGAATACAAACTTTAATAGATTGTGAATTTTTTATTGGATTAGGTTCAGGATTGTCATGGTTAGCTTGGGCTTGTAATAAACCAGTGATAATGATATCAGGATTTTCAGATCCGAAATCAGAATTTTATACTCCTTATAGAGTTCATAATAAAAATGTATGCAATAGTTGTTGGAATGATGAATCGGTTCATTTTGATAGAAATGATTGGTTATGGTGTCCTAGAGGTAAAAATTTCGAATGCTCTAAAGAAATAACTTTCCAAATGGTTAAAGACAAAATAGATTTATGTATAAAAGATAATAAAAATACTAATTTTAATATAAAAGCTGCTCATATTTTAGTTGATATAACAAGTGAAAGAGAAAAAAAATCTATTGAATCTATGAGTGTTGTTCAAAATGATATAACATACATTCAATGCATTAATAAAAAATATGCGGGTGAAGAATGGAAAAAAAATGTTCCTATAAATGGTTGGCGAAATCATGGCGAAGGGCATTATGGAGCTTTTCAGTCTTTTAAAAAAGCTATATTAGAAAATTTCACAGAAGATACAGACGCTTTGTTGTTATTTGAAGCTGATTGCGTTTTAGAAGTCGATAAAGACTTTTTTTTAAAAAATGTACGCCAAGCGATTATTTTTTGCGAAAAACATGATTTACCTTATTTTTCATTTGGACCAAGAGTTGTCAATAACCATATTGAATCAATAGAATTAAAAAAGGATTTTGAATATCCAGATTTCATAGTAACAAATAATATCATTGAGGCTCATTGCGTATTGATAACGAAAAAATATAGAAATTATATTTTCGATTGTTTAAATAATTCTTGGGATTCTCCTGATTTATGGTTTAATAAAATATTTGAGAAATATAATATGGGTATAACTTTAAATCAATTGGCTTATCAAACATTAGGGCTTTCAATGATAGACAATTGCATCAAAGGAAAAATAAAATAATTTTAAAATGATAAATCTTTTAGTAGATGAAGCGTATGCTTTTGATTATTTAAGCATACTTGAAATTAAAAAAAATATATCTTTAGCTAATGATAGATCTTGGTCTATATGTTATTCATATTTACAATCTCAGTTTGATACTGAAAAATGGCAATCAATGATAAACTCTGATGAATATAAAAAAATGATAGAAGCTAATACTTTGACTTTTGAAGCGGTAGATAAAGCGAAAAAAAATCAAGTAACTGCAAGAGATGTGGATTTTTGCAATTATAAAAGATATGTAGCCAAGCAAAAATTTCAAATAAAATTTTTTAAAATTGATGTTTCAGAAATAAAAATCGGTTATGGCGAATACAATAAATAGTTTTCTATGAATGATTCAAAACAAACATACGTAGAAACCGCTAAATTTATACAAAATATATTATTAGAAAATAATATAAAATGTTATTTAATTGGCGGGGCTTTAATTAATGCTGTAAGAGATGAAGGTGTTTTAAAAACAGATGACATAGATTTTGCGATTATAAATAATGAAGATGAGTCGCAAATGGATAAAATTGTACCATTGCTTGAGAAATATTTATTATATTTTACTTGGAGTAGGAATCATAATTTTTTATCGATATATCTGTATGGAGATAAAAATAAAAAAATTGATTTTTTTAAATTCTCTAAAAAATATTTAAATTATTATATGTATGATTTGACTTGGATTCATGAAAGAATTAGTCATTTTCAAACCTTTAAAAAACAAGAGGTAATTTTAGAAAATAAAAATTTTCTTACCATGCATAGACCAGATTTATTTTTAAAAACAGTTTATGGAGACTATTTAACACCAACAAAAGAATATAATAATTTAAATGGTGGTAATACGGAGCATCTTCAAGAATGTGATTTTTATATAAATACTCAAGATTTTAATGTTATCGACTTTCGCATAAACAATTTAAAATTTTTTTTTAACAAAATTAATGTCAAAACTAATTTAGAAAATATAGATAAAAATAAGATTAATATTTTTGACGACAGTTATTACAATTATTTTGATAATAAAAAATATTTATTTTATAATGATTTTAAACAGTTTTTAATAAAAGAGAATATTAATTTTGATAATTTTTAATTATATTTTTTATTATATCTGAAGTGCATACATGACTAGTTCTATCTAGAAGTATTAATTTATTTTTACTTACTTGGTAGTATTTTTTTATATACTCTTCTTTTTCTCGCCCAGCAAAAACGCAATCAGCGTTAAGCTTATAAAGTATTTCATCTGTAGTTACTAGATCAGCGTTTTCGTAAATAACATCGACATATTTACAAGATTTAATAATTTCTAATCTATCATCATAAGATATAATTGGTTTTTTCTTATACGTCATAACTTGCTCATCGTTATGAACGCCCACAATTAGTTTGTCGCAATTTTCTTTTATTCTTTTGAATAGATTTATATGACCTATATGAAATAAATCATAAACACCGTATGTATATGCTGTCATAATATTAAAGATTTAAAAATATATTCATAATAATCACATTGCTGCTTAATTATAAATCTTGAGTTAGCGTTTTTATAACAATTTTCAGGATTAATAATCTTATCTATGTTTTGAGTAGCGTAAATCATATCATTCGTAGTAGAACATCTTAATCCAGTTTCTCCTTGCAATACCGTTTCGGTAAAGCCGCCAAAATTTGTTGTAATCGTAGGCGTTCCTGAAAATTGAGCTTCAATAACCGTCCAGTTGCACGGCTCCATAAACAGCGAAGGGGCAAATAAAAATTTCGCATCGCTTAGTAAATTCATTCGTTCAATAGGATCGACGAATCCTGTGAATTTACAGTGTTTAGTTTCTTTAAGATTCAGTATGTTTGGCCCTGCAAATATAATATCTTGTCCGACATGATTGCATATATCATAAGCGAGTTGTGCGCCTTTTTCTTCTATAATCCTGCCTAAAAATAATGCTGTATTTGATTTTTCTTTTTTGTATATGAAGTCGTCAGGATTAAAGCCGGGATAAACAATATGTTCGCATCCTAATTCAACATGTGTTTTAGAATGACCATGCATTTTATGCATTTGACTATATGTTTCAAACATCTTGATTGGCGCGAACATGCTATCATAACCTATGCTTGGTTCTACTACTATAGCTTTATCATAAAAGTGTTTAACACATGGTTCATGCGCGAACCCAAACCAACATAATATAAATTCTTTATTTGATTTTATTCTTTTGTTTAACTCTGTAACACAATTGTCATTAAACACATTAACCGCTTTTGTATTAACGTTTTGATCAAAACCTTTAACCTTCCAATCATTTAAGTTGCCATAGCTATTAATTAATATATCATTATTAGTAACATTAATATGTTCTGTGCAATTAACAATAGAGTTTTCATGACCATAATGATAAACAGTATGACCTCTTTTAGTCATTTCGTCGCAAAACTTATAAACTTTTTGCACAAAAGCACATAATGAAACATCTTTTCTAGTAGGCGAGTAAGGAACGCTTAAACAGTGAAAAACCATATATAATAGTGTAAATTTATTTATAGTATGTCAATCAAAAAGAAAAAAATTCAAAAAGAAAAACACGATCTGAACGACATTATCTCAAATAATAGTTTTAAATCGACTAAATTAACAATTAAGAATTTTAATTTAACAGACAAGCAAAAAAGTTTTACTCAAATAGCTTTTGATAAAAATACTAAAATTGTTTTTATTAATGGACCTGCCGGAAGTTCTAAAACATTTTTGGCTGTTTATTGTGCATTGCATATGTTGAATATGAATTCAAAGTACGAGATCAAATACATTAGAACAATCGTCGAGTCTGGAGAAAGAGGCTTAGGCTCTTTACCTGGGACTGTAGATGAAAAGTTTAATCCTTTTATGATACCGCTGTATGATAAGTTAGATGAGCTTATTCCCATGTCTCAATCAAAATATCTTGAAACTAGTGGTATTATAGAGGCTTTGCCTGTGAACTTCTTAAGAGGTGCTACATGGAACGAGAAGATCATTATTGCAGACGAATCTCAGAACTATAGCAGCAAGGAGTTGATTACTCTTCTCACTCGTATTGGCGAGAATACTAAAATGTTTATCTGCGGAGACGCTATGCAATCAGACATCGGAAACAAATCTGGTTTTATGAAAATTTATGATTTGTTTAATAATAAAGACAGCGAAGAAAGAGGTATTTATTGTTTTGAATTCAATGAAGAAGATATCATGCGTAGTGAAATTCTTAAATACATCGTTCATTCTCTTAAGAGATTAGATAAAACAAACATTCATTGATATAATAACCATGAGTAATATTTACTGTTCAAGTTGCGGAACAAAACATGCTCAAGGCTCTAAATTCTGTACTAACTGTGGGGTTTCTTTGGGAGGATTTGCAAACATCAGTAAACCGACTTTACAAAATTCACTACAATCGAGATCTACCTCTCGCAAACAAAATACAGAAGTCGATGAAGATGGTATTCCCACTGTATTCGTTAGACCATCGAAGCTTTCATACGAAATAGAAAAACCAGCAGGTAATAAATATTTAGGAAAAGATTTATTTAACGCTCCTCCAGTCGATCCAAGTGAAAGAATAAATTCAAGACCGAATTCTAATTATAGAAAACTAAGTAAAGAAGAATTTTTAAGTCAATCGTTGAAGGAGTGTAGTTCGCGCCCAATACAAGACATAGATGAATCGTAAAAAGAAAAATTTTGAAGACATGTATGAGATTATTAACCAAGTAATCAAAAAGCGCAGAAACAAGTGGAAGTTAAAAGCGATTACTTGGTTTGATTTTGAAGATATAGAGCAAGTCATTAAACTTCATATATATAAAAAATGGCATCTATGGGATCAATCGCGAGCGATTGAACCTTGGGTGAATCGTATAGTCACGAATCAAATTAGAAATATTATACGCAATAATTATACAAGTTTTGCGCGTCCTTGTTTGTCTTGTCCATTTAATCAAAATAAAGAAGGTGATTCTGGAATAGAAATGTCATGTGGTTTTACAACCAGCGGCAAACAATGTAATGAATGTCCATTATATGCTAAGTGGGAGAAAGTAAAAAAATCCGCTTACGATGTCAAGATGACTGTAAGTTTAGAGAACCATAAAAATTATTTTATGAATTGTGAATCAAGCGTAAGTTATGATTATAAAAACGCTGAAAGTAAACTTCATGGTTTAATGAAAAACAATTTAGGAGATAAGCATTTCTTTATTTATAAAATGTTTTTTATAGACAATCTTAGCGATGATCAAGTAGCCCAAATACTAAAATTCAAAACAAGCGAAAAAGGAAGAAAAGCGGGTTACAAACAAATAAAAAATTTAAAAAAAATGTTGTATGTGAAAGCTCAATTGTTATTAAAAGAAAACGATATATTCTCATCTTAATATGTTAACAGACGAAAATAAAGCATTTATATTAAAGAAGATTAACGAAGGAATTCAAGATTACGTCGTCCTCGCTAATCTACTTTATAATCGTGAAGATTTAACAGGTAGGTCTAAAGAGGCGAAACTTGTTAGGGATTTTCTTTTAACAACTGGATTTGTCAAAAAACAAGAAAAGCCAAAGCCCACACAAACAATAGAAATACTATCAAAAGAAAATTGCGAATTTATTGAACAAAACATTAAAACAAGAATAACTCCTAGGCAAGTAACAGAGTTAATATTTCATGAAAAATTTTTGGGCCTTGAAAACTTTAATATTTTTATTACACCTGAGTATAGAGCCGTTCAAAAATACATAAAAGAAAAATATCCTGATTATCTTGTAGATAACGAATCTGGAGTTGGCGACAAATATTCTGTTCCACGTTCAATCAGAACGGTAATCAATAAAGCGAATAAATGGTGCGGCCAAAACATTTCTGAAGAAAAATTATCTTTGCAACATAGAAAATGGATGGAAAAATTATTAAATTATTTATCAAGTCCAAGATTTGTTGGCAATTACGACTCATACAATAGCTCTATAGATAAAGAATTATTTGAAGCAGAATTCGTGCGCTCTGTTTGGGATAAGCCTGACTTAACTGTCGATGAAATTAATTTGTATATTAATGTTTGCATGGATTATATCAATCTAAGGCAGATCGATATTAAGAAGAATAAGATAAATGATATGTTCAATGAGACGCAGGATCAAAAGGACTTCACAATGCGTCTAACTGAGGTTCTTAAGACGATCTCTGAAGAATACAATCAGTGCGCTGGGCGCATAGACAAGAGTATTCAAAAGCTCAATGGCGAACGATCCAAGAGAGTAGAACAAACGCATCAGAAGAACGCTTCTATACTTAACCTTGTAGAGCTTTTTCAAGACGAACAAGAACGCAAAATGATGATTCAAATTGCCGATATGCAAAAGCGCACTATTAAGGAGGAGGCTGATCGTTTAGAGAATATGTCTTCATGGAAAGCTAGAATTTTAGGAATTTCTAAAGAAGATGCTATATGATAAATCATAGTAAAAAATGGATGTTATATGATAACGCTTCTAAATCTTTTTATGCAAAAGATTTTGAAAATGTATTTAAAGAGCAAAACTATTGGGATTATGATTTTTTTTATAAAGAAATTTATGATTTAGAATTTTCTCCAACTAAATGTATTTATGAAATGGATAGTTGCGTAATAGATGAAAATGATGTTGTTGTCGATTTAGGAGCTAATGTGGGTTTTTTCACAAATTACGCTTCTCAAAAATGTAAAAAAGTAATATCAATCGAAGGTGGAGATGCGTTGTTTAGCTGTTTAGTTAAAAATACTTATGAAAATAATAATATAGAATATTTAAACGCAAACATTATTTCTGAAAACTCTTCTATTAATGGGTCTTGGGCAACTCCAACGAAAATAAACGTTACTATTTCAAATATTTTTGATTTTTATAAATTAGACTATATTGATTTTTTAAAAGTAGATATAGAGGGGGGTGAATATGATGTTTTTAGAGATATAGATAAAAACATCTTATCTAAAATAAAAAAAATAGCAATTGAAGTTCACGATTCAAATGAAAATAAAGAATTAATCAATAATATAAATAAAAATAGATTCTTTTGTTTTAATTGGTTTTTAGGATCTACCGTTCAAACTACCTATTATTTTTCTTAATTCTAAATATGAAATGTGCAATATGTAATGAATCTTTTATTAATGATAAGTCTTTTCATGCCCATTTGAAAAAACATAACCTTTATCAAGCGGAGTATTATTGCACGTATTATCCGAGAAGCTCTCTTTATTATCGCCAACAAATACCTTTTAAAAATAAGAAACAATATTTTGAAACCGAGTTTCTTGATTATACAGAGTTTTTGAAGTGGGAAGCCGCATCTAATGAAGAGACGGTCAAAACAAAATGCATTGAACTATTAAAGAAGAGGATAGATGAAAAACAATATCATTTTGCGCCGTTTCATAATGAAGTGATAACTCTTGATTTGCCGAGTTTAAATATTTATAAGAAGTATTTTAGTTCTTATACCAACGCATGTAAGCTATTAAATATTGAACCTTTATATAACAAAAATTTACCAGAAGCTTTTAATAAAATTGATGTATCTCATTTGCCGATACTGATTGATACCAGAGAACAAGATGCGTTGGAATTTCCTAAGTCTAAAATAGAAAAAATATTTGTAGGAGATTATCTAATAGCTGATAAAAAATATTTTACCAATACATTTGTTGATAGAAAAAGCGAATCTGATTTTCTAGGTACTATGGCTTCTGGAATAGAAAGATTTGAGAAAGAAGTGGTGAAAGCAGTTGAATTGAATTGTTATTTGTTTGTGGTTATTGAAAGCAGTATAAGTAGCATATTAATAAATCAGCGTAAATACAATAGAAAAACAAATTTAGAATACGTTTTTCATAATATGCGTTCTTTATGTCATAAATATCCAAGGCATATACAATTTATATTCACTGGTAGTCGAAACAAATCTTTAGATATTATACCAAAATTATTATATCATGGTAAGTCAGTATGGCAGGTAGATATACAGTATTTTTTAGATAATGAGCTGGGAAATTGGCAACCAAGTACCAAGGAAATCGCAGTTAATTTCCAATGAGGAATTAGCGAAGATACCTGGATATATAGAAGAACGAGAAGCGAAGTTATTGTTTTATCAATTTCTTCGCAACAATACTACTTTTGCTACTGATTTAATAACTGGTGTCAAACTGTTTCCTTTTCAACATATGGCTATTAAAGGCATGTTGGAAAGTGATTATTTTTTGGGCGTGTGGTCGCGTGGTATGAGTAAATCTTATACTACTGGTATTTATGCCGTACTTGATGCTATATTAAATCAAGGAGTTGAAACAGGTATATTATCCCGATCATTTCGTCAGTCAAAAATGATATTTAAAAAGATAGAAGACATCGCTGCTAAACCTGAAGCTTATCTTTTAAAACAATGTATTACAAAAATATCCAAGTCTAACGATGAATGGGTAATGGAGATTGGTAGAAGTCGTATTCGTGCGTTGCCATTGGGTGATGGCGAAAAGCTTCGTGGTTTTCGTTTTCATCGTATTATTATTGATGAGTTTTTATTGATGCCTGAACGTATTTATAACGAAGTTATTATTCCCTTCTTATCCGTCGTTCAAAATCCGACTCAAAGAGAAGAACTTTATAATCTTGAAACCCAATTGATTAATAAAGGAGAAATGACTGAAGAAGATAGGTATATCTGGCCTAACAATAAATTAATAGCATTATCTTCAGCGTCTTTTAAATTTGAATATTTGTATAAATTATACGAGCAGTATGAAAATCTAATATCTAACCCTAAAAACAAAGAAAAGACTAAGCGTTGTATTATGCAGTTCTCTTATGACTGCGCTCCAGTTCAGTTGTACGATCAAAATCTAATTAATCAAGCAAAATCGACAATGAGTGAGTCGCAGTTTTTGCGAGAGTTCGGCGCACAGTTTAGTGATGATAGTTCTGGCTATTTTAAAATATCTAAAATGGCGTTATGCACTGTTCCTGATGGTGAGCTTCCTGCTGTTGAGGTAGTTGGTAATCCAGAAGATGAATATATATTGGCGGTAGATCCTTCTTGGTCAGAAACTGAATCATCAGATGATTTTGCCATTCAAGTATTAAAAATAGATAAAGAAAAACAAATTAATACTTTAATTCATTCTTATGCTCTTTCTGGATCTTCTTTAAAAGATCATATTAAATATTTCTTATATCTATTGCAGAACTTTAATATTATAGCGATCTGCATGGACTATAACGGCGGCGTTCAGTTCATGAATTCTTGCAATGAAAGCGAATTATTTAAGGATGCTAAAATAAATTTAAAATCAATGGTAACAGAATTTGAAAGACCTGAAGAATATGCTCAAAATTTATATTCTGCAAAAACCGAATACAACAGATCAGATTATAAATACGTTTTCTTAAGAAAACCAACTTCAGGTTGGATACGATTAGCGAATGAAATGTTACAAGCTAATTTTGATCATCGCCGTACATATTTCGCTAGTAGAGCTATTGATGATAATTTCAGAAGTCAAACTAAAAAGCGCATTGGTATTACAGATTTAAAATTCTCTAACGCTTTGGACACTGAAAAAGAAAATGAAGAAGCTAAAATGATTGATTTTGTAGAACATTTAACTGATATGATATTGTTAACTAAAACAGAATGCGCTCTCATACAAATAACAACATCTGCTCAAGGTATGCAGAACTTTGATCTTCCAGCGAACCTTAAACGTAAGTCTGGACCAGATAAACCTAGAAAAGATAGTTACTCAGCATTAGTATTAGGTAATTGGTTGTGTAAGATTTATTTCGACATGAATAATACTCAAGTTGAAGATATGACTGAAACTTTTGAACCAATGTTTATAGCTTAAAAGTTAAAAAGTCACTTTTAAAGTGACAATGTGTAACTATTATTAACATGAGTCGCAAATATAATAAAAGATCAGATTATTGGGGCAAATTCTCTAAAGCTCAAGAAGGGCAGTCTGAGCCGCTTGACGCTATGTTAAGAGATAATGCTTCTGAACCTTCTTTAGTTGGTGATCCATTCTATCAACAAGAGGCTAAAGCTTCTAGTTATGAAAGAAGTGGAGGAGGAGAATCTACTAATTTACGCAGAAATTTGGCTTATGTAGGACCAAAAATTTATAAATATGGAAACATTAGAGAAGGAATGTTGCCGTTCGAAACTTCTATTAACGGATATAATATTCGTGACGCTATAGAATTATGCCAGAAAGCTTATGCAAATATAGCTATTTTTAGAAATGCTGTTGATATTATGTCTGAATTTGCTAATGCTGAAATATATTTAGAAGGTGGAAGTCAAAAATCAAAAGACTTTTTCTCAAAATGGATGAAGTATACAAGGATGTGGAATGTTAAAGATCAATACTTCCGCGAGTATTATCGCAGTGGTAATGTTTTCTTTTACAAGATAAATGCTAAATTTAATATCGACGATTTTCAAAAAATTCTAGAAACATACGCTTCATATGATGGAGCGTCTTATAATACAGATATTAAATTGTATAATTATCCTACGCCATACGACGTAAAGAATTTAATTCCAGTTCAATACACACTTCTCAATCCATATTATTTGACAACAAATCACACAAGTTCTTGGCATCAAATTGTTTATCAAAAAATACTTTCTGAATACGAATTAGAAAGACTTAGATCGCCTAAAAACGATCACGATAAAGTTGTGTTTGATAGTTTAGACAACGATACAAAAGAAAAAATCAGATTGGGTCAATGGGCAAGAGATGGGCTTAAAATTCAATTGAATCCTACAGATATTATCTATTCTTTTTATAAGAAGCAAGATTACGAACCTTTCGCTATACCTTTTGGTTTCGCCGTTCTTGATGATATCAATTTCAAGATGGAAATGAAAAAGATTGATCAAGCTATTTGCCGCACAATTGAGAATGTCATTCTATTGATAACTATGGGTAGCGAACCCGCTAAAGGAGGCATCAATCATAAGAATATAAAAGCGATGCAAAATCTTTTGAGCAATCAATCTGTTGGTCGCGTTCTAGTTGCAGATTATACAACAAAAGCTGAGTTCATTATCCCAGATATGAATAAAGTTTTAGGATATGAGAAGTATAAAGTAGTCAATGAAGATATAAAAGAAGGATTGCAGAACATTCTTATCGGTTCAGAAAAGTTTGCAAACACAACTGTAAAAGCTCAAGTATTTTTCGAAAGATTAAAGGAAGCTAGAAAAGCTTTCTTGAATGATTTTCTACAGCCTGAAATGGAATTGATTTTTCGCAACTTGGGATTTAAAGGTAAATGCCCTATCGCTAAGTTTGAAGAGGTATCTATTAAAGACGAGACTCAATTTAATCGCGTGGTCACGCGCATGATGGAACTAGGAATATTGCCTCCAGAAGAAGGGTTGAGAGTAATTGAAACTGGTATTTATCCAACTAAAGAAGAGCTAGGTACTGCTCAAGCTAAGTTCGTAGAAGAAAGAAAGAAGGGATATTATAACCCAATTGTTGGCGGCGTTCCTGTTATCGCTCCTCCAACGCCTGAAGTTTCAGGAGTTAAACCCCCAATCAAAAAGACAACGACTCCAACTGAAAAAGGTCGTCCTGTCGGATCTAACGCTTCTGTTTATGCAAAAGATGCAATTGCTAAAGTCATGGACAAAACAAAAGATTTATATTCTATCGTAGAATTAGGTTTGAAAAAGAAATATTCTAAAAAATCTTTAAACGCCGAACAGAATAAATTAGCACAAGGTATTTCCGAAGCAATCATATTAGGATCTCAGTGTGAATCTTGGACTTCTTTAGCTACAGAAGTTCTAAACGATCCAAATAAATTAGACAAGCTAAACATATTAAGTGAGATACAAACTACTGCTGGCGAACATGATTTAGACACATACGCAGCAGCACTTTTATATCACAGTACTAAGTATTCCGTGTAAAATGTAAATATATGTTCCTTTATAGAACTAAATTTGACAACATAGTTACGGCTTCGTTAAATTTCGATAGCAATGTTTTGTTGTCGCAAGCTTCATTGGAACCGCTTAAGTCAATTATACCTTCTTCAGTTAATTTAGAAAAAAATGTTGATTTAGTTGGGGCTGCATTTAATGCGGCTCTTGTAAATCGTTTTAATAAAAATGGTGATGGTATTGATACTAATACAGCCATTGCGTTTAAAAATTATTTCATTCATAAGCCAACAAATATTGAACATAACAAAAAAAGAGTAGTTGGGCATATTGTTAATTCAGCGTTTTCTTCTTATGGAGAGAATAAAATATTATCTGACGAAGACGTAAGAGGAAGTCTTAGTCCATTTAATATTGCTTTGGCCGCTGTAATTTATAAAACAGTTGATCGCGATTTCGCAGACGCATTAATGGATTCTAACGATCCTGATTCCGCATTATATGAAAAAATTAGCGCAAGTTGGGAGATAGGATTTAATGAGTATTATATTGCAGTTGGAAGTTTAGATTTGAAGCAAGCGGAGATTATCACTAAAAAAGAACAAATAGATGAATTCAAGAAATATTTAAAAGGCTTTGATGGATCTGGATATATGAACGATGGAACTCCAGTATATCGTTTGGTTACTGGACGTATTTATCCTTTAGGTATCGGATTCACAAGCAATCCTGCTGCTGATGTTAAAGGCGTAGTAATTGATGATGGAACATCTGCTATAGAAATTGAAAACGAAAAACAAGAAATAGAAACAGAAGAAGCTGAGTTTTATGAAGTCGATTCTGTAGAATTATTAAACTTTAACAATAAAATATTTTCACAAAAACAAAAACAACCTGTAAATATTACCAAAACAAAAATTATGGATTTAGAACAAATACTATCTGCATTAAAAACAGTTCTCGCTGAAAAGCAAGACACTGCCAAGTTTAGTGATGAAGCCGTAGCTTCTATTTCAGCCAAGATCGCTGAGAGCATTAAACTGAAGAGTGACGAAATGAAACTAGAGATGGAAAATGCTGAAGTCGCTAAGGCTGAAGCTGTCGCTCAAGTTGAAAAATTCAAGAAAGATCTTGATGAGAACAACAAAAAACTTTCTGAGACTCTCGCTAAATTAGCAGAACTCGAAAACACAATTTCCGCTCAAGCTTCTCAAGAACTTTATAGTTCAAGAATGAGTTTCCTAGATACTGATTATGATCTTGATGAGATTGATCGTCAGTTTCTAGCTAAAGAAGTATCTGCTTTGGCAAACACAGAAGAGGCGTTTGCTTCTTATAAAGAAAAGCTCGCTGTTCTTTTTAGACACAAGAACAAAGCTTCAAAGCAAGATCAAGATAAATTTTTCCAAGAACGTCTGGAAGCCGAATTGGCAAAGAGAATGGGACAAGCAAAGACTCAACGAACTGAAGTTGTCGAAAAGACAGTTGAAGTTGAAACCGCTTTGGCTAACGCCAAACGCGAAGAGCCAGCTATACCCGCTCAGTCACTCGCTCCTTCAGAAGCAAAAGCTTCTTGGAAAGAAAGACTAGGTAAAGCTTTCAGCAAGGAAAACATAACAGTTAAATTTTAAAAATATATGTCACTAAGATTATATCCATTCAGACAGTATAGCGACGTTGATGTTATCAACATGTTCGCGAGCGACACTGTTGATGCCACTCCATCTACAAATGGCAATGGTTCAGCAGGTGTTTTCGTCAAGGTATCTGCTGGTAACTTGGATCTCGATCCAATTCAATACACAGCTACCGATATTACAAATACACTTGGTAAAACAGACTATCCCTTCTTGGGAGCTGTTCAATACCCTGCTGTACCTTTGAAGTTTACAGCCGCCACTGCTGGTGAGCCAGTTCTTGGCATGACTCTTAATCAGACTCTAGCTACTGATGAAAATGGCGAAAGACTTCTTTACAATCCAGTAAAGAGAGCAGAACTACAAGCCGTTCTTACTGGACAAGCTGTACCTGTAGCTACTCGCGGTATCTTCACACTAGCTGATACAGCTATTGACTGGGTTGACGCTAACATGGTTGTTAATAGCCATCTTATCATTTCAGCTAACGCTGGTAAGGTTTCTGGCCTATTGGCTAGTGCTGTATCCCCAATCACTGGAACCACAAGTATCATTGGCCGTATTCTCGGCACTGGTCAACGTGTTTCTCAGAACGGTAAGAGTGATTATTTTGCCGGTAGTACTACTGGTAAATATGCTCTTGTTCAATTCGATTGTAATTCCTCTTACGTTGTATAATCAATTTAACTAATAAATAATATGAAAATCGTTTTAAAGAGAACAGACGAACAAGTCGAGCTAATTAAAGCTCTAGCCTCAAAGAACCGTGAAGTAGCCTTCGATGCTCAAGTAGCTTTGGCTGAATTCATTGGACCAGTTTTGGCTGAAGTTATTAATAACGCCCCAACTATTTCTAATTTGTTCACAAGTCTTCAATTCAATGCTGAAGATAACCCCTCAATTCCTCTAGACCTCTATTATGATATCTTCGATGAAGATTACATCAAGGTCTATAGTCAGAGTGTAGCTGGTGGTCTTCCTCAGAACGTAGTTCAACCTTTGGCTTCTGAGCTAAAGATTGCTACTTATCGTCTCGATAGCGCAATCGCTTTCGATAAGAAGTACGCTGCCAAGAGCCGTTTGGACGTAGTTAGTAAGTCTTTCACTCGCATAGCTCAAGAAGTTATGCTCAAGCAAGAAAGAACTTCTGCTAACCTTCTAATGACTGCTCTAGCTAACGCTTCCACTGGTAATGATGCTACTGCTGCTAATAACCTTCACACCTTCCGTGCTGCTGCTGTTGGACGTTTCGTTCTTAACGACTTGAACAAGTTGTTCACTAAGATCAAGCGTATTAATGCTTCATTCGTTGGTGGCACTCCTTCTGGCGCTCGTAGAGGTCTAACCGATCTTATCGTTTCTCCAGAAATCATCGAAGAAATTCGTGGTATGGCTTATAACCCAATCAATACCAAGGCTTCTATAGCTGGTACTGCCAGTACTTCTAATAGCGCTGGTAATGCTCCTATTACTGCTACCGATGAAATTCGTAACCAACTTTTCAATCAAGCTGGTCTACCTGAATTCTTCGGAGTTTCAATCATGGAAATTCTAGAGTTCGGTGTTGGTAAGAAGTTCACCACAATTTTCGATACAGTCGCTGGTTCTACAGCTTACGCTGACAACTATGCTGTAAATGCAAATAGTGGAACTGCTCAGGCATTCCAGGCTACTGAACAGATCATAGTTGGTCTTGACAGAAGCCGTGATTCACTAATTCGTGCTGTAGCTGTTGATGCTGACAGCGGTTCTGAGTTCAATCTAGTCGCTGATGACCAATATACTCTTCGTCAGGGTAAGATTGGTTATTATGGTTCTCTTGAAGAGGGTCGTATGGTTCTCGACAATCGCGCTTTGGTTGGATTGATTGTCTGATATATAGTAAGTCCGTCATAAATTGGGCGTTATCCGAAAGGGTAACGCCTTTTTTTATTGAATAATATATATTTTGTGTAATATAGTATATGGCTAAAAAGTCAATTAAAAATACCCCGACAGATGCAAAAAAGCCTGAGCCTAAGAAGTCAGAGCTAGACAATCTAACGCTTACAGATGGAAAAGCTCATCTCGATCCAGACATTGAAAAAGTTAAAAAGCTAGAAGAAATCCTTGGCATCAGAAAGATGAATCCATTTGGCACATCTAATATTGATGTTTTTAGAGAAAGACTAAATGAAATGGCTATTGTTGATTTGCAGCATATGTGCGAAAATATAGGCATATTTGCAAGCGGCTCACGAATGCAAATTAAGGAAAAACTATTGCGCGAATTTAAGTCTACAAATAAAGGCAGTATTTCTATGTTGATTAATAATCCAGCATTAATTTTAGATCCTACGAACCCAAAGCATCAAAAAACTTTAAAAATTCTTCGCGAGATATAATATATAGTACCTTAATTAATTATGGAACAGAACAATCAGAATCAAGTTAACCTATCACAAGTAAGCGACATTCAACTAAAAGCTTTCGCTTATGATGAACTCGGTAAGATCGAAATGGCGCAAGCCAATCTTCGTCTTATTAATCAAGAACTAACCACTCGCGCAAAGTCTGCTGCTGATGCATCAAGTAATGGTGTCGTCAATCCAGACTTGCCAGTGGTAAAGTAAGTTTACATAAACAACGCGAACCCAAGCGAAAGCTTGGGTTTTTTTGTCTCCAGATTTAATATAACGTGTAATAAATAACAAATGGCGACACAGTTATCAATAATAAGAGGAGATACATTTCCCACGCAAACAATAACTGTTACTTCTGCTAATTTAGATTTCGCGAATATAACTTGCACAGGACAATTGCGTCCACATCCTGACGGTAATTTATTATATACATTTGTACCAACAACGGTATCAGGTGTAAACGGAACAGGCGTTGTGCAATTTAGCTTTCCGTCTTCAGTTACTAAAGGGTTTCCTCCTATTAATTTGTATGGTGATTTGCATTTTTATTCTACTGGGATACTAGATTGTACTCTTTTTGAATTTAGATTAAATGTATTGCCTGATGTAACACAATTATAAAATGTCAAATATAGATGTCAACGTTTCCTCTAATAATAATCAAATAAATGTAACTGTTGGAGGCGGATCTAATTCTACTGTTGTTGAAAGTAGTAATAAGAATACTATTTTAGTAGAGTCAGTTGCGCCAGCAGGATCAACTAGTAATATTGTTGAAAGAGGACCGGCTGGCACTTCAGGAACTAGCGGTTCTTCTGGTACAAGTGGAAGTTCAGGCATTAACGGTACTTCTGGATCTTCTGGCGTAAATGGAACTTCAGGATCTAGCGGAACATCAGGCACTTCAGGAAGCTCAGGAACCAGTGGAACAAGCGGTTCTTCTGGTACAAGTGGAAGTTCAGGCATTAACGGTACTTCTGGATCTTCTGGCGTAAATGGAACTTCAGGATCTAGCGGAACATCAGGCACTTCAGGAAGCTCAGGAACCAGTGGAACAAGCGGTTCTTCTGGTA